TCTTGACTGTCACCAATCTTTAATGGAGTTGAATCCGTTAACAGTAATGAATCCGCTGACTCATCCCATAAAAGATAACTTCCAGAGGTAGCACCAAAAAACTTAACGTCATATCCCGTATCATCCACGCCAATGGTAACATTGCCGCTTATATTGGGAGTTGCCAACATACTGAGAATTTCATCACTGCCATCGACATAGATGATGTCCTTCATTCCCGTTGGTATGGTTACGGTTGCCGCACCACTTCCAGAGGTACAGATGACAGAGCCATCCGAACCGTTAATGATGAAGTAGTTTACCTGTGCATCTGGGAATGTAACAGTTCTTGTTGTTCCCGGAGAACCAGTGAACTTTATTACTGCGTGTCTTCCATTGTTGTCTGCCGTTCCATCGGCAAAGGCTAATGTTACATTGCCAGAGGCAACACTGACTTCTACATAACCACCAATGGCATCATCGAGTAGGTCTATGAGATTTTCGTTGAGTACGTCACCCCATGTACCTGTATTTTCCCCATCGGTTTGCTTGACAAAACCTAATTGTGTGTAATTTGACATTTATTTTTCCTTAATTTGCTGTTCCTGTTGTCCATGTTTCCGTTCCATCTGCCGTTGTATCGAGCAAAGACCACAGCTTAACTGTTCCTGTTGCCGTTGTCCCCGCCTGTCCAGAGGCTGCAAACAACGCTGTTCCCGTTACGTTCTGCGATAAGTCCGCAACACTGAGCTTAACATCGTTAAAGCCAACTTGGTCTATTGTCGCTCCACCAGATGCTTGCTCGCTGCCAAGGGCGAGGGTAGCCGCAATGCCAGTTTCTGAAAATACAACACCGTCATCCCAACCATTGTCTCCATACGCACCTGCGTTGTATCCTCCAGTGCCGGAAGCCATTAACTAATCCTAATTAAAGCTGTATTGTATGCCGCAGATGGTAGCTGAACTTGAAATGTACCATTTGATGATGAGTAATCGCTCCCAAAATCCAAAACAGCAATGGATGCGTTTGACTTGGTATTGTTATAGATTAAAGCACCACGGGCGGTAATTGTCGCTGAAGACCACGATGGGTCAGCAGCGTCAAAATACGCCACTTGATTGGTTGAATCATAAGCCACAGCTTGACTTGAGAGAGTTGCTCCCCCTGCCGTGTATCCTGTTCCGCTTACTTCGTTGGTTGCTGAGTAAGCTGATGTGGTCGCACCCAAGGATGCACTTGATGTATATAGTGCTATCTTTAAAGTGTTTCCGCTGCTACCTAAATTCTGTGCTCCGTCTAAACAATCCTGTAAAAACGCATCTGTTAATGTTTGCGAAATTGCCATTTATTTTCTCCTTATGTAATTGCTTGTTTCATAGTATTTTCTCCCATTATGTTTGCGGGAGAACTGTAATCGTCTCTTCTTCTTCTTCTTGTTTGGTTATTTATTGCCTCAACGGCTGCTTGATATCGCTGCGTGTAAATTTGCAGGTCTTCTCTGCTTTTTGTGAATGTACAAGCCTCCATCAGGCACGCATATAAAAGCAAGTCTTGTGCATTGATTGTCAGCCAGTTCGTTGTATTGGAACTGGATAGCTCCGCCAATCTTCTGGCGTATGTTATTTCTATTGTGTATGTCGAGTCTGGAGTCGGTGCAACAAGCAAAGCGGTATCACTGTAGTTAGCCCAATACTTTGGACTTCCCGTTGTTGCCGCTGTTGGCCAGTAATCATAGATATACTCATCCGTTCTCTCTTCCAAGAATATTCTCTTGCTGTCCGAATTGAGCCACAGAAAATGAAATATTATTTTTGTGTCATTGGGCTTGCTTACAAATCTATCGCTGGAGTTAAAACTGGAGTATGATGTTTCGTTAAAGGCATACGGCTCTATATCTCTAGCTATGCGTTGTTCCGCCAAGGAAATAAAGTTATCCGTTTCATTGGAGAATTCCGTTCCGTCATTTTCCATCCAGTCCTTTAAATCCTGCGTTAAGGAAGAGTAAGTCATTGTTGCCATGTTATCCCCTATGCCACATCATCTATTAAGGCAGCGACAATAAGATTTGCCGTTGCATCGCCTGCATCTCCAATGTCTGAAGATATAGCGTGTATGTTATCTACAGTTGTATTTGGAAGCCTTCCAAACCATGATTGCTCTGGGCCGATAAAAACTCCGTCAGCTAAGTTATAAGCTGCCGTTCCACCATCAAAGCACACCACAACGCCATCTGCCGTACTTGTGTTTTTAATAAACAAGAATTTAACCTTGTCACTTGTTGTAATGGCCGTTGGAGCGGTATCGTCATCAACTGCCGTGTAATCTAAAAAACTACCTGCAATTAAGTTTGTGCTTGTTGTTGTACAAGCCGTTAACTTGTAGTACCACTTGTCATTGGCATCATCCGGTGATACCGTCATGGAACCACTAATGGTTTTGGCGATTTCATCTGGCAATAAAGTTGCTGTTAGTGTTATCGATGCATCATCAGCCATTATTTCTTACCTTCTTTTTTAAGACGTTCTTCTCTCTCTTCGTATTTCTTCACTTCTTCCTGTTCCATATTCCTTATAAAACCCTTTACTGGATTTTTAATAATTGCCATTTTAACTGGTTTTGCTACTGCGTCTGCCATATTATCCTTTAGTAATTTTAGATGATATACCCGTTACGGGCACTATTACGTTTTTAATCTTTTTGGAAGTTGAAGTGTTTCCAGAGTTGTCCTGCGAATCGGTATCCCCCGAAGTGGGTGAGACTTGAACCGAGGTCAGCCCAGATTTTTCCTCCAATTTTTTGCCATCGTCTTGAGAAGGCGTAGTCTTCTGATAAGTATCGTCCATCTTCATCCTTCATTGTGTCAAAAAATAAATAAGTGTTCTTTGAATCATATTCCTTACCGTTAATTATTTGGTCAGTAATATAATGTAAATCTTGATACTCCTCTTTCATTTTTTCAAGGCACGAACGCTGTATCAGCATAAATCCCGTTGCCGCATCCAGTACCTCTGCGAAACCCTTCTCTACATTTATGTTATCCTTGTCCGCAAAGTTTAGCACATAAGGATAACTTAAATTCTTGTAATCTTTTCCCTCTTTGATAAGGTTTGGTATTCCATCCCAGTTGATGAGTTTCATGGGATAGGGTGCACATATCACCTCTTTATTAAATTCTAAAAAGCGTGGTATCAGTTTTGCATCAAATCCTATGTCCGCATCTATGAACAGCAAGTGTGTTGCTTCCTTGTCATCAAGAAAATTCGCAACGAGTGTGTTGCGTGCCCGTGTTATGAGGGACTCCTGCCCCAGTGTCTGTATGCGTAAAGCGATACTCTCCTGCCTGCACAAGTTTTGCAAGTCAAGAACACTGTGAAAGTAATCCTCACTTAACCAACTGCCGTAGCAGGGTGTTCCTACAAATATGTTTACTTTAGACACTCACTGATTCACTACCTAAACTTGCAGTTAAAGTCAAGGCTGTCGCCAGTGGTGTTGCGTTTGCCAATGTAAAAGTGCTTGTAATTTTTACATCTGCATTTGTTACGCCTAAGCTGGACATTAACGTGTTAATACTTCCATTTTCCAACTGGTCAGATGGATTAAGTTTAACTGGTGGTCTCGCATCCTTTAGTGCCTGACCATCAGACTTATGTTTTCGTGGTTCTAGTTGAGGATGTTTTTCTTCAAACTCCGACCTGTGAACGAAGGAGCCATTCCACTCCTTGACCATTTCACTATATGGAAAAGCAAATCCACTTCTGTCGGATATAGCCTTGGCATACTTACCTGTCGCTCTCATTATACACCATAACCCAAGTCTGGAATTATCTTTAAGTCAACCTTCTCCCTGTTGTCCTGCATTGCCCTTGAAAATTCTTCCTCGTATAACATTTTTAATTCTTGTCTTCGCTGAATATCAATTTGTGGTCTTTTTAAGGCAAGGTAATACGCCAAACCGCTTATTGCACTGGGCAAAAACCTGTTGGGTGCATCCACCGTTTCCGTTGACGCCGTGATATCCTCCAGTGCCCTTCTTTCCTTGAAACGAAATGTATCCGTTGCATCGGGCGTTGGATAGAGATACACAATGGGCGTTAGTTGTTTATCTAAAAAATACTGTGATGGTCTTCCCTTGGTAGCCTTGTTTGAAATTTTTAAGTAATCATCACGGGTAATTCTTTCCAATTCATATTCAGTTGTTGTGTCATCACTGTTTGTTTTGGATATGACCGCCTCTTCAATGTCAACCGTCCAAGCATTCAAGGTATAGTTTGCCGTTCCTATTGTGAGTGTTTGCGTTGATTCCGTAACACTCCATAGCTGTATGCTTCTGTTCAGCCATTCCTTAAACAATAAATTCAGTGACCTTCTGCCAACGGATGATTCCTTACCTGTTTGCGGCTCACCGCCTATGCGGCTGTAAGCCTCTTCGATAATTTCATCAACGTATAAGGTAAAGGTACGAGTGCCAGAGGTTGCCATGTTTTATCCTAATTAATAAATCTTTTGAAATTCCGCTACAACTGTATACATATTACCAGAATCAGCAGCACCGGGGACAACAAAGTTAACATCACTTTCGTTACTGTTGCTTGTTTTATCAGCGGGTATTCCACCAAAATCTCTAAAGTCCCAATGTCCTGTTCCTGTTAATCCTATAATTGGTATATCACCATCTGAATCTTCTTCATCTAATCGAGCATAAGAGTCTCCCCCATCTCCGCCTTGACAAGAAAACCAAATTCTCATTAGTGCAAGGTGTGATACAGAAGTCCCATCATCTCTAGCATTCATCGCAGATACATCACCGAAAACTGTTGTTGCACCTGTTCCGTCTGATTGATTGACTATTTTGAGTACGACTTTTTTATCAGACTCAAAAAGTGTTGTTGGGCCTGTTACTGTGTCAGCCATTTATTTCCTCCTATTAAAATTTTATCTGTTTCATTTTTTATAATTATAAAAAACAAAGCTATTTTTTCGCAAATATGCATGATTAATCCTATAAAAAAAGGCTAGGGCTTTTACACCCTAGCCATTATTGTCTATTCGTTAATTATTCTACTTGCTGCAACATAGTGACAATGTAATGCCTCTGCCGCACCTGCGTTTGCCTCAATTCCAACATATGGAATTAAATCCACATCATTGGTTAAAGCCGCTGACTTGGTAGTGCCTTTTGTTACGGCAGTACCTCCAGTAGAACCGGAAGTTGATGTTACACTGTATTGTTCACCATTGACAAAAATAGAAATTTTTCTATCGCTATCTATTTTCATTTTTAAATGATAAATTGTAGTTGCTACCACAGTAATTGGCAGTACGCTGATGTAATCAGTTCCACCAACACTATAAACAAAGTGCAATTTAGTAAAGTCATCATAATCTTGACCGGAGTTATCTGAATCAGTCAAGAAATTGAAAAACGCTTGGTCGTCATCTGTTGCAAGTTCTGGAACATTAGTCAGTTTTAAACCTGCCCAAACATTTTGGTTGTCAATTGCAGGTAATGCAATGGAAGTTTCAAAATGAACTTGGTTTTCAGTACCCCATAAACAGCCAGCCCATGCCGTAGCGGCAGTGTCTAGATGTGGAGTAAGGATTGCTTGGTCTTGGTCTGCACCTGCTGTTGTTGCCACAACGCCCGCTGAAGTAGTGTTAAACGTACATAAAGCAGTAGTCATGTTAGTTCCAAGTGCCTCCCAGTTTCTATTCAACGCACGTTGAACTTCAACTGTTGATACTTGGTCAATGTTTGCATTAAGACCGGGTCTTTGTAAAAACCATTCTTCTAAATAAAAACGTCTTGTGTCTTTTGGGAAATCCCCAATAGTTCTATCTGATATTAAACCAGATGTACTATCTTTGCTAACTAGCTTAACCCCGTTCTCTGAACGAATAGGGCCGCTAAAAGTTGAATTAGCCATAATTTTATCCTTTGTAGTTAAATCACACCATCTCTTCTACAATCGTCTGCTAGGTCAGTTGGCATGATTGTTAATCCTAGAAAATAAAAAGGGGGGAATTAATCCCCCCTAGTTCGTACTCTCTACGCTCC